CTCATTGCTCTGCACCTCCTGCCGCGTCAGCGTCACCGTGCCGTCCTCTTCCTGCGTCAGTCCCCAACCAAGTAGGCCAGCCGTGTTGGTGGCTGCTTGGGTCGCGGCAGTCTGCGCCGTGTTGGCTGCCGTTGCTGCCGTAGACGCAGCATCCTGCGCTTTCTGCACTGCGTCCATGATGGTCTGCACCCAGCTGGGCGGCGTCGGCTCTGCGGGCGTTCCGTTGCCTTCCAGCGAAGGCTCGATGCAAGTGCGGAACACGGCGGACTTCTTGACTTTGCCATCCACCAGCCCGCGCACTTCTGCGCGTCCCCAGCCCGCCTTCGCCGTGTCGTCCTCGGTCACGCGCCAGCTGATAAGCCCGCCCTGCACGGTCACGTTCGGCAGATAGACAACGCTTTCCGTCGGCCGCAGTGCCGCCACCAGCAGCGTGCAGCCAGGCAGTTGCTCCAGCCACGCACTGGCGTCAATCTGCACCAGTGTCACCAGCGCTTCGCCCTGCCGACCAAGCTGCACTTCGTCCAGCTTGTCCACCGGCAGCGCACTGCTCGTTTCCGCCGTTGCTTCTGCTGCCAATGCGATGGGCGTTTCTTCTGGCGCCGTCTGGACTTCGGCTTCGCTCGCCGCTGCGGGCAGCGCTTCCTCCGGCATTTCTGCCGCCATCGTCTGCACCTCTGCGGTTTCTTTCACGGTTTTGGTAGTTCTGCGTTTGCTCATATTTCTGCCTCCTCCTCAATAGTCGCCGCCGCCAACGCTCTGGATGAAGGTCTGCATGTGCAGGCTTGCCTCGATGCGCGTCAGCCGATCGGGTTTCAACTGAATTTCGTGCCAAGTGCCGCGGGTGATTTTCCCGTCGTCATCTTTGGCAAGATAGGGTGTCAAGTCGATTTCACCCTTTTTGCTCATTTCCTCCGGCACTTCGTTCCCGTCCACCAGAATAGTGACGCTTCGCGCCGTCGTACCCTCATAAATGCCATAGGTGATTTTATGCGTATGATCGGCAAGTGACAGGTCGTGCGTGTGCGCCGGAATGGTGACGCGGTGGCTGTGCCCCGGAATTTTCACGTTGTGCCCATGCGCTGGAATATCAATGGTGAAGCCGGGAATGTTAATGGAGAAAACAACGCGGTGCGCATGTCGGAACAAATGCGTGTGCGCCGGAATCGTGTGGCTGTGACCGCCAGCCGCAAGCGTGTTCGGTGCCGCTGCACCTGAACGCTGGCAGCCGCCTGTGGTCTGGTCGCCGCTGGAATCGGTGGTCAGTGCAGCTCCGCCTGTGCTGCTGGACGATGCGCCGCCTGTGCTGACGGTGCTGCCCGCCGCATTCATCACCGGCGTTGCATAGCCGGTGTAATTGGGCGATGCTGCGCCGGTCTGACCTGCGTTCGTTTCGGCGTGCTTGTGGCTCGCCATGTCGTGCCGGTGCTGCGGAATGACGTGGCTGTGGTCGCCCATCTTGTGCGTGTGGCTCATGGTGTGGCTGTGCTCCGCAATGCTATGCGTGTGTCCCGTCAGCTTGTGCGTGTGCCCCATTTGATGCGTGTGGTCTTCTGCTTCGCTTGTGGTCAGCCCTCCCGTGTTTGCCGCCGTAGCATAGCCAGTACCGTCAATGTTGGAAAAGTCGCCGACCGCCGTTGCTGAACCGCCGCCATCAGAAGACAGGACGCGCATGGGTTCTGAAATTGTCGTCGCGCCGCCCGCCTCGCTGGTGTAGGTCACATCCTCGCTGCTTGCGCTGGTGGTCGCGCCGCCTCCGCCGCTTGACGTTGTGGTGACTTTGCCGCCGCCAGCCGCCGCGCCTGTTTCGTAGGCGCGGAACGCGGACGCCTGCCAGCTTAACAGCATTTGATTGATGCGCACCAGATTTCCCGGCACATAGACCTTCATGCAGGCCGGATGCTCCGCGTCCGCGTTGTCCGCGAAAGACTGCGCCACCAGATTCGTCGCGCCTTGGCTGTACAGCTCGCCGATACCTACCCGATCCGCCAAGGTGTTGATGCTGTCCGCCGTGTCGCGGACGGCGTTGGCAATCGTGATTTCAATCTGCCCCGGATCGCCCAGCGTGTCCCCCTTGCTGATGGATACAATGCGGCTGCGCAGTTGCACCCCATGTTCCGCGTCCATCACATCCACCAGCTTGCCGGGCATATACTTGTCCCACGCCATGCCTGTCAGCCTGAAAAGGTCTACTGCGCTGGCCTTGTAGGTGATATAAGGGTTCTTGTAGCCTTCCAGCACCATCTGCGCCCGCGCTTTCAGCTGAGCCGGGTCTTCCAGCCGCGTGTCCGTGAATACGCTGCTTTTGATACCCCAGACGCTGGCAGTGTCGGCATCCAAATAGGGAACCCCGCCGTTTACTTCGCGGATGGTCAGCTGGTTGACGCCCTCGCCGTATCCAAGCGCATACAGCCGCGTTACCAGTGCGCTGGCGTCCATCGTCTTTTCGATGCTTTTCAGCTGCCGTTCGTAGTAGATGCCGCATCCGGCTTCTTGGTCGGCGCGCCGCAGGTTTACCGTCCAAGGCGCGTCCGGCGTTCCATTGCCCCCGCTGGTGTCAAAGTCCCATGTGTATTCCTCGGTCAGTACGCTTCCCAGCGAAAGCAGCGCCGTCAAAAGCGACGTGTTTTCCCACTTGTAGGCAAACTGTCCGTCAAAGTCGCACGCGCCCAGCTTCCAGCGCTTCACGGTCTGCCGTGCCAGAATGTACTCCATGACCGCACGGGTGTGGATGTCATTGCCGCCGATTTCGTGATAGCCGAAGAGAATATCATCCAGCAGCGTCGCCATCACATGCTCCACGTTGTAGGTGATAGTGCCTGCTTGCGCGGTCATTTCCCCGCTGGGAATGCCAATGATGCGGTAAACGCCCAAGTCGCGGCTGCCATCCGGTAGTCGGACGCGATTGTGCGCCTGACAGAAAGCGTTTTTGGGATCGTCGGTCGGCAGCGCGAAGGAACCCGTCCAGAGGTCGTTGTGCTTCAGCTCGTAGCCGATGCCGTCCGCATTGTCCAGCACACCCAGCGTCTTCCCGTTCTGGTCGTAGATTTCTACCTGCTCAACCGTCACCATCGCCCCCTTGCCGCAGTAACGATGCTTGCGCTACGTCCGCTGCTGCCTGCCCATGTCAGGCGCATTTGCAGGGTATTGTTGCCGTTTCGCAGCTTGATGGCGCGAAAGGCGCTGGCGAACGGCAGTGCGTTGTCGCCCGTGGAAAATGTCGCGCCAATGGGCGGCTCAAAGTCCAGCGTTACGCTTTGCCCCTGCGCAAGATGCAGGCCGGAAAGCTGCACACCGTCGCCCATGCTGATGCCCGTGATGGCGGTGCTGCCGGTGTTCGTTACAGTCAGCCGAAGCGGTGCAGGTTGCCCGGTGGCAAGGTTGATGCCCAGTATTGTGCTTTCGCTGCTCACTCCCACAACTGCCTGCGTGGTTTCTTCCACCGCATATGCCCATGGCTGGCAAAGAAACTTGACTTTCAGCTGCCCGGCGAACCAGTCCTTTGCTGTCCATGTCTGCCGTCCGTCAAGCTGCGCCCAGTAGTAGCGGCTCGGCTCATAGTCCATAGCCAGCTTGCAGCGCCCGGCAGACAGCCACGCCGCAAGCGTGCGAAGCCGTGTCTGTGCCTCCTGTTCGCTTGCTGGCTCCTGCATCATGGTCAGTACGCCAGAATAGTTGAAGCACCGCCGCGTTTCGCCCGGCAAAAGCACCGTGCCGCTGCGCCCTGCAATTTCGTATTCACTGCGCAGCGTTTCCGGCACGATGACCCGCCCGTCGTCTTCGTTCCACATGCAGCCGAAGTCCCTGCAATGCTTGCCGTTGAACGAAAACCCGCTTTCTGCAATCAGCATTGCCGCTGCCTCCTTTCGCCGAAAATCATGCCAGCACCATCCGGCTGGCGCGTCCCTTCACGCTTTTGCCCGTGCGCTGCCACGTCGCTTGGCTCACGTCCGGCTCAATGGTCTGCCCGACGCGCTTGCCGTCCATCTCGATGACGGCACTGCCTACGCCCGCCTGCTGCATCGCCTGCACCAGCGCGGCCGCCATGCCGTCCCAGTTCTGCATTGTGCCGGTTGTACCGCCGCCAGCGCCTTGTGCCGTACTCTGCACCGCAGCGCTGGAAAGCTCCGACGCAGCTGCCTGCACCTGCCGAATGCCGCCCGTGATGCCCTCCGCAAAGCCTTCATCATAGAATCGCCCAATCTGCTCCATCAGCTTGCTGGGGCTGTGGATGTCCAGCTGCTGCTTTGCGGCGTTGTAGGCCGCCTGCGCGGCTTGACGCGCCGCACGGGTAATGGCGTTTTCTCCGTTCAGGATGCCGCGCGCCACACCCTGCGCAATGGCTTGTCCGATTTCCGTAAAGCGACTTGACCCGGCTAC